ACACGGACGCACTCATCTTTTAAGCAGTATTTCATATTAAAGCGTATGGGCTCAAACTTATTTCTACAATGCTTACAGCGTGGCATCTTTAAAATTTAATTGTGATTGTAAATCCTTGACTTTGAATTTCTCCTCCATTAATAGCTTTTCAAGTCTAAAATTCTGCTGTAATGCTGTTCTTAGTTCCTTTTCCATAGCATCATAGCTAATCTTTACTTGTTGTAAGTCTGCTAAACTACGTTCCATTGAATGTATTAAATCATATCTATTTGAAGCACGTTCTTTTATTTCTTCAAGACTTAGTTTAATCTTTAAATAAGTAGTGTCTAAGTTTACTTTGCCAGTTATAATTGTCAGTTCGTCCATTTATTCGTGTTTTTGTAAGTTATAATTTACTAAAATAGTTTTAATTGATTAGTATGGTTCTTAATTCGTTCAATCGCTTTTTCGTAGTATTCTAAATCCAGTTCACAAGCTGTTAAGTCAAAGCCGTAATCATGACAAGCTATTGCTATTGAGCCACTTCCTAAATGAGTGTCAAGTATCTTATCAGTTGGTTTGGCATATTTGTCAAGTAGCCATTTGTAAAGTGCAACGGGTTTTTGAGTTGGGTGTATTTTTCCACCTTCTTCTTTTCTATCAGCCATTGTTTTATGAATTGAATAATCAAAAATTTGAGCTGGTTTTTTTATGTTAGTCCACGCATATTCAGCAGATGCAAAATTTTCAACTGTTTGTTGTTTATTCCAAATTATAAAATATTCAGTTGTTGGTAAAATAAAATTGTTTGCACCCCAAATTATTTGATATTTTGAAACCCTAAATAATTCACTAAAATATTCTTCGTTTGGTTTTATATCCCATTCATTTAATTTAGCTGACTTACATAATCTATTACTTAATTCAACTCTATTTCCAAAACGAGCAATCCCATAAGGCGGGTCAACTATTGCTAAATCAAAATAATTATCAGGATAACGAGCCATTAATAACATATTATCTTCGTTTGTTATTTCTATTTTATCAGTTATTTTCATAATTAAAAAGGGTTTTGTTTCATCTTTTCGCTAAACGAAAGTAATTCTTTTCCGTTTACTACATCGGGTTCAATCAAAGGTAATTGTTTAGCTGGAAAACTATTTGACATTTTTGGTCTTACGTTTTGTAATGGGTCAACTCCATTAACTTTAAATCCTAAGCCTGAATTAAAATCAAACATAATAGGGTCATTTAACGCTGTGTGTTTACCACCCGTGTCCATATCTTTTACTTTCTCAACGTTTACCCAAGTGCAATACTTCATTGTTTCGTGTTTTACTAACCTATGAATAACAAATAAGTCATCACAGCGATTAGAAAAAGCCTTACCGCCTTCGATATGGTCTTTTAATGGTGCTTTTAAATGTCCTTTATATTCGCCTTCTTGATAAATATTACCAGTTCTACCGCTTTCGCTGTTTGGATGCGTGTTTATGTATATCGTAACTCCAAACTTATTGCAGAAATCACGACAAGAATTTAAGAAATTATAATTAGATTGAAAATCCATTTGCCTATCTAACCCGGTAAATGGGTCAATTAATGCTACATTGCATTCGCTTTCTTCAAACAACTTCAATAATTCATTTGGCTTGTAAAGATTCTTATTGCTTATGAATTTAAACTGCTGTTCAAGTATTGTAGTTCCTGAATTTATTTGTTGATAGGTTAAATCCTTAAATCTTATCCCATAATACATCTGTAGCAAGTCACGTAATATTGTAGCTTTTTTATTTTCACCACTCCAAATGCAAAACTTTAAATCGTGTTTAAGTGCCAACGTTAGAAAGTACCAGTTAATCCAATAAGTCTTACCAACGTTATCGTGTCCGAGAATTATGTTTAGTTGATTAGGTTTAAATCTAATGTATTCATCTAAATCGCAACCTATTTTTAGTCCGTCTTTTATTTTGCCGTCTTTGTAGTCAAGTAAATATTGTAGGCAATCTCCTTCTTGTGTTATCATTGTTTAGGTTTTAAGAATCCGAGTTTAATTGCTTTAAGTTCTTCAGGTGAAATACCTTCTTTTTGATATTGTTTAGGGTTTCTACTCAACCAAGTTCGCAACCTTTGAGATATACCGAATGTTTTTTCTTTTTCAAATCTAAGTTTTTTATCATTTTCACCGTGTTCAGTCCAATAAAAATAAAAGTCGTTTAACATATCCCTACCATACTCATCTAAAAAAGGTTTAAGCGCATCAGCAAATTTTAATTTGCGTTCTTCTATATTTATTACTTTCTCTTTTACTTTCTCTTTTACTTTCTCTTTCTCTTTTACTTGTAGCGAAGGGTGTACTGAACCCCCTTGCCTACCCCCTTGCGTAGGGTCTTGGTTAGGGTTTAATAAAGTCTTTTTAGTTTTGTCTTCATATCCTTTAACCTGCCTATCAATAGAATGCTTTTGAGATAAATAAGCAAACTTACTCATGCCTTCTAAATCCGTTTCAATTCCTGTAAATTGACGTTTCATTAAAGCATCGTAAAATGCTAATCTATCTTTGTCGTTTAATTCGTTTGCTACATCCCAGTAACTCCGATAAAAATTAAATCCTTCTCTCATTTGTTGTTGTATTAAATAAAAAAACCCCTTGAAATCCTGTGCATCCTACCTCACATTCATTCAAAGGGTCAATAATACCTTTACGAGTTTATAATGTAGGATGAACTCGAATACAAATATATAAATTATTTTTTAATCTTCTTCCAAATTCTTGTAAAAATTATTTAATATGTTTATTCGAACCTTCCACCGCTTTATTTTACGATAGTCAATCTTTTGCTTAGGGTTGTACAATATAAGAACTCTCATAGTTTTTCTATTTCGTGTTTTACTTGTTTCCAATAATACTCTTGAGTCATATCTTCCATAATATTATCTTCAAAACTTTTATATACAATTACATATGGATGATTTAATTCAAGTAATTCATCAACTGCAATCAATGCGCATTGTTTGGCAGTACTTGGAAACATTGATTCACTTGGAGGAATACAACCTTTTCTATTAAATGGGTTTCTGTATTTCTTAACTAATTCAAATGCTTTCTCTTTTGGTGTCATAGCTTTTCGATTTCTGTTATAACTTCTTTTAAAAACTTAATTCGTGTTAATGTAAGCGTTTCTTGAATACGCTGGTGGCAAGTAAATATCGCGCAGTTTCTCGCTTTCTTATAATCTTTTATTTCAAGTCCAATGTAGAACTTGTCTACTAACTCTATTGCAAATTGTTTAGGTGTCATACGTTTGATTTAACTATTATTTCTTTATCACTTATTATTTTAAAGCTTCGAGTGCGTTCGTATTTCTGCATGAATTGAAGATTCATTCTATTATAAACATCCTCATGATACTCCTTACCTTTCAAAAGTAATTCTTTTAAACGCTCAAGCTGTTCTAATAAAACTTTTTCGTTTGTCCACTCAAATACTGCTGTAACCTCTTTTGCTTTCATTCTTCTGATTTAAAGGTTTCATTGTACCATTGTTCAAAATGCCTTTCCATTAATCCTTGCCATGATTTATTTTCATAAGCAATCGGAACGCGTGAAAGTTTCATTTGCTCTTTCTCCATTTGTTTAGCTTGATCAAATTCACTATACAAAGTTAAATCAATACCATGATTTTGTTTAAGATTATTAGCCAACCATTCTACTGCTGCTTTCATAATTTAATTCTTTTATGTTTTTCAGTTCTTAATATATCACAATAATTTATTCCGTGTTTTTGTGCGTACCTTAAAACGTACTCTTCACAATACTCCAACACGGATGAACTATAAAGATGTACATTATTAATACTCACTGCATAACTTATATAGGTTCTATCCTTATACGTTTGCTTTATCTCTCTAATCCATCTATATTTCATTTCTCAAATTTATAAACGTGCCAAACAAAATAAATCAGTAACCCAAACTTAATTAAAAAACTTGCTTCCATGTTTTCGTGTTTTCGTTGTACCTTAAATTACGAGCCTTAGCATGACAAACTCGCATATAAAGTTCAATATCCATATACCCAGTGTTTTTCTTCTTTTGGTCTAACCAATAGTCAATAATCTCAATCAAAGTTGGATTTGCTTTTTTCTTCGTTCTCATGGCATTAAAATTAAAAGTGATACCAACATACCAAACGTTCCGAGAAATAGCGTTAAACCGAACGTAACAACCCTTAAAAACTCTTTGTGCTCTTCATTCGCTGGAGTAACTTGGTCTAACAAGTCTAAAAAGTAATTTTTCATAACTTAAATATTTAATTGTTTTGACAAATATACTTATATTTTTTAATATAGGTTACATTTTTTTCAGATATTTTTTATTAAAACTAAAAAAACCCCTACCGAAGCAAGGGTTTCTCATTAACAATTAAACTATGAATTATGAAATCAATGCAAATATACTACTTTAATCGACGTAGCAAAATCTTTTTAACGATATTACCAACGATTTTAAAAAGACCGCCTTGCGAGTCGACTTTCACCTCTACTTTGTCAGCGGTCTTATCAACAGTTACATCTATGTTTTTACCATCGTAATCCACTTTTAAATCCCCGTCTTTACGCTCGATCTTCAAATCTACTTTTTCAGTGTCAATGTCTACTTTTAAATTTTTCTTTGCCATTATGCTTCATTTGTTGTTATTACTCCTTTTGGTTCTAAATATACCTTTCTAACATTTGCCGGTTGCGCTATCTTCCATGCTGTTCTTCGTGCCTGGTTCAATCTGCTCTTTGCTATTCGTGCTACGTTAACAGAGTTATTTTGATTGCCCCCTAACACGTGATAGTGCGTTTGGTCTTCACCTACATAGATTCCTACGTGTCCGCCGCCATTTCTTTTGAATGTAAGAACATCCCCTAACATTGGTTCAGAAACACGGTTTCCAAACTTATTCCAGTTCAATGCCCATAACGGACGCTCAACTACTTCAAGTTCTGCAGCTCTGCAACATTCAGCTATAAACAAACCGCACCATGGAATTTCATCGTTAGTGTAAATTCTTTCAAGTCCTAAGTTCTTTGCCCAACCTAATATAATTGGATTGTGTTCTTTACCTACAAATTCTTTAACTCCAAGTTGTTTAACAGCTTGAACTAAAATTCTCGGTGATTTTTCTTCTTTTAGCCAATCGTAACTCATGCCGTTTCGTTTATTTCGTCTTCAGGTTTGATAGCAAAATACGAATGAGATTCAATGCTTCTTTCAAATGCTGTTGCTAATTGCTTACCATAACATTCATAAAGCTTACTTTTTAATTCTTGTACTTCGCTGTGTGTGTACCATAACCACATTGCAAGAACTCCAGTTGCTCCTTGCTTTTTAATTATTTCTAAAAGTTTAGTTATATCAATCATTCTAATTAATTTTCAAAAGGTGGGGGTGTTGGTTTTGGTTCGTATGGTATCAAGTCAAGGTCTTTAACCCAAAGAAAGTCAGGATTAACACACTGCTCCATTTCCTCAACTGAGATAACCCAATTATCATTTAGGTCTTGAATAGGATTGAAATAAGAGTCTGGTGCATACCATTGTCCGACTAATTCGTCTTTTTGTAATTCTGTAAGTAAACCTACATAGGTCAACTTTTGTTCTGTTGTTAGTTGTGTTAGTTTCATACGTTTCTACTTAATGCTGTTTGGAATGCTAAATTTATCGTTCTTAATGTTTGCGCTTCTGTTGTTGTTAATCCATCAGCTACACAAACAAAAGATAATTCGTGGTCTGAATAAGTACCAGCTAATGGACTTCCACTAAAAGGTAAAGCTAACCCATATATCGTACTGTTTGGTTCCTGATAAGCATCTGTAACAGAAAAACTATTTGTATTTAATATAGCATTATATGTTGATGAAGATGGAGGTCTTGTTACTCCATAAAAACCTCTTGAATCAGTATTTGACGTTGTATAAAGACCATTTGAGAAACCAGCACCAACAAAAAGATTAGTATTTCTTGATGCTAATTGAAATCTATAATTAACAAAAGCCTCAAATGCAGCTAAATCAGTACCTGTATCTGTATTATTTCTTACATAAATAAATTGACTACCTCCAGTTAAAGAGCTAAATAGAGTTGATGGATTTAAGAATGTGTCAAAATAACCATTAACTCCACCGCCTTTTACTCCATTACTTGAATGAGTTACATCTCCAAAAAACCGCAGCCTAAATGCAGCATCCAAATCGCGTGGGTCTTTAAGATTAAACTTATGCTGTGAAGCTGTAGAACCAACAAAAGGATACAAAGCCTTCATTTTTGTCCATATAGAATACCCTTTTAAGTCAACTACCAAAGTATTGATAGCCGCTTGTTGTGTTGGGTCTGTTATTGCAGCCGCTGTAATGAATGCTTGTGCGTCAGGGTCAGTTGTAGGTAAACCTGAAATATCAGTTAAACCCGCCCAACTATCTGCA